ATTGAACTTTAAGAAAAAGTCAGTAGAGTGTGAAATACCTACCGATAATAAATTTTGGGCTGATTATTCAGAATTAGAAGATAATAATAATAAATTACCAGGAGATTATCCGGAATATTTTTGTTTTCTTAAAGATGAGGTTCAAATGCGTTATTATATTTCGAGCTACGATTTTATTGAAGAGTCAGATTATAGTGATTACATAGATAAAGATAATAATAACAGTGTTGTTTTATATGTTAACAAATCTCAAGAAAAAGAACAAATATTGGAATTTGTTAATACAATTACTCCTGTTGTATATGAAAGAGTTAGATTAACTCAAGGTTTAGTATCTTTATCGTATGTTGCGGATGCAGTATCAGCTGTTGGTGGAGCAATAGGAACGTATTATGGTTATAGAATGGTTTCCGACTTGATATTATCTGTTAGGGGAGTAGCTAATGTATGTCCAAGTAATATTTTAGATGTGCTAAAAGATTATGTACTTGATATAATAGCTATATTAGTTATATTTACTAGATATTCTAGTGGTGCTTTATCTTTGGGAGATTCTATTGCATTGTTAATAGGTTATTCCATTGGTAAAAAGTATCTATCTTCTTTGATAGACCAAATAAAGAAATTCTTTATGATGCTGGTGCCAGCACAATCAAATATACGGCACACACAAGGAGCAGATTTAACAACGTTTGCTCAAGGTGTAATTTCTTTAATTGCAGTCTTCTTTTTAGGTTCACTACCCACTGAATTTAGTGCAAAAAATATATTAACTAGTATAAAATCTTTGGGTTCTACTCTATTAACAGTTAAGACATTTGAATCAGTACTTTGCAGAATGATAGAAGTTTTACCAGATATCATAATGCAAATACTGTGTAACTATTTCCCTGTACTGGCTTTGTATGTTCATGTTTCAAATGATTCTTCATTTAGAAAATTTATGGAAAAAGTTGTTGAATTAAGACAACTTAAAATCCTGGATATTCTATATGATTCTCATAAATTGAATAAATTTTTAGAGTTACATAAATACTTTAAAGATTATATATTGACAGAAGGTAATATAGAGAAAGGTATTCATCAATTACTGGCTAAAGATATAGAATGGTTTGATAAGACATATCATAGAGCAGAAAAACTAGGTTTATTACCTGGTAAAAGAAAAATGCCGTTTGTGATTTGGTTATCTGGTCCACCTGGTATAGGTAAGAGTACTCTTGCAAAAGAGCTATCTCACACACTGGTTAGACAATTACTTTTCTCTAAGGATGATAATGAAACAGTAGATGATGAAGATATGCACAAATATGTATACGCACATAGTACAGCCAACAAATTCTTTGATGGATATCATAATCAACCTATTTTCATCTTAAATGATTATTTACAATTTTCATCAGAAGAAGAAGAACAATGGTTGATTAGGTTTGTTGACACTATTGATGTACCATTAGATGTTTCATCAGTTGATAATGTTTCACAAGGCATAAAAGGAGAGGTAAGATTTACTTCTAGAATTATAATTGTGACATCAAACTCAACTTATTTAAATACATCAAGTAATATTATTAGTGTTCAAGCATTTAATAGACGACGTGATTTGTTGGTTAAAATGGATTGGAAGGAACAGAATAGTCAAATTAGTTATGATAACTTTGATTATAGTTGGTGTAATTTTCATTTATTACATCCAACTGTAATTGGTGCTGGTTTTGATGTTATAGAAAGTTTTATGCACTTTGAATCTAGGATATTATCAAATCTTAGAGAATTCACATATAAAAGTGATATTATCTCAAGTAGAGACTATACTAGTAGTAAAAGCAAATCTATAATACAAGATAAAGTAAATACAATTGCTTCTGTAAAATCGAGAATTAAACAATTATTATATGATGTAGGACAGATGGCATTTAATGTGTTGGAGATAAACTTGTTTAAGATACCTACAACTTTATCTTCTAATCATTTTATACAAGTTAAAGTTAAACATATTTTACCAATGTGTATAGTTGGATCTTCAATGTATCTTGGTTATCAAGCTATGGTAGGATTCTTTAATAATAGAATTATTCAGAGTTTATCAGGTGATGTGTCTACGAGAAAGTATGCTCCAGAAAGAACCCCACTTAAAAGACATACCATGGGTATGAATGTAAACATTTTGGAATTAGCACATATGGTTTCAAAAAATAATTGTTCTATAACCACTATAGTAAATACTAAAGATGGTCGTAGAATACAGCAAACTATGTGGGGATTCTTTGTTGGTGGATCATTACTAATCACGCCCAAACATTTATGGAAGAGAGGTAGTAATATTGTCGAGAGTGGTGATAAGATCGTCATAGTTTATCGTGATGTAACTTATAACTTTTCATTTAGACAAGAAGATCTATTCATGGATGAAGATAGAGACATAGCATGTTATAATACATGTAATAAGATACCATTTTCTAGATCGGTGGAACATCTGTTATTAGATGAAAACACTCGTATTAATTTCTCAGGAGAGAATGGTATTTTAGTTTTACCTAATAAAAATACATTTGTACCATTACAGGTTGAAGCTTATATACGAGACGCACCTTATGTTGATGAATTTGGTGGAAGGTTTGATGGTAAAGAAATATGGCAATACAATACTAAGACTGTTCAAGGTAATTGTGGTGCCATACTCCTAATATCTTTTAAAGATAAGGTGTTGATATCAGGTATGCATGTTGCTGGAGATTCGTATACAGGCAATGCTGAAATTTTTGATACTTTATTTCTAAAACAATCTAAGAACTATTTTAGTAGAAAAACACAAGGTTTTGCGTCTGATGCTGTTTACGATGATGAAGAATACTTTGATGCCGTTTCAGATTTTGATGATGGTTTCATATTCTTAGGTAAAGCTAAAGTTGTTCCTTATCAAAATACGGAGACAGAAATTAGAAGAAGTCCGTTTTACGAGGTGCTTCAAAAACACATAACTGAACCTGCCGTCCTAAGACCTTCAGATCCGAGATTAGAGAGTAAAATATCACCTATACTAAAATCAGTTGTTAAATATGGACAAGATATAAGACCATTCTCATATAACAAAATGGATGCTGCATTTAGAATAGTAAGAAGTTTTTATGATGATATTAGTAGAGAAAAACTCGAAGTATATAGTTGTACAGATGCTATCAATAGCAAATACACCAATTACTTAGAAAAATTAGATTTGAGAACATCTGCTGGCTTTCCTTGGAATTGTCAAAAGAAAAACAAGAGAGATCTAATAGATAATGATAATGGTGTGTACACTATAAAACAAGAGTTGTCTAACAAAATTAATCAATATGAAAACTTACTTAATAGGAAAACGATGTTTCCATATACGTTAACAACAACATTAAAAGACGAAAGAGTATCTTTAAGTAAGGTAAGTATTGGTAAAACTAGAACTTTTATGAATTTTCCTGTAGAATATACTATTTTAATGAGAAGGTATTTTGATTCATTTATTAATTATGAAACTAAATATGCTAGAGAAATAGGAACTACTGTTGGAATAAATATATACAGTACTATGTGGGACAGTATATACCAGGAACTTAAAAGATTTGATTATCATTTGGATGGTGATTATAAAGCTTTTGATGGAACTATTAGACCAGAGTTCTTTGAATACTACGCAAAATTAATTAATTCATTTTACAAAGATGAATTTGGTAATCATAGAAGTTTATTAGTTCAAGGTTGTTGTTTTGCTCCAATATTTGTTTTAGATAAAGTCTATGTTAAACAAAAAGGTAATCCTTCGGGTTCTAGATTGACAACATCATTTAATAGTTTTGTCAATAGAATGTATGTTGTTATGAGTATGTTGGAGGTTTTACCTAAGAATTATCACACGATTGACTTCTTTAAAACACATATGAAATTATATGTGCATGGT